GAGATACCTTTTAAATATAATATACAATGTGCAAGTTCCCCACAAGTTGTCAGACAATAATATAAATCGAACGTATGAACTATAAGAGCGTTTATAAATTAAAACATATATTGTTAACAATTTATTTACAATTATGTCATAATGTGTTAACAGTACTATAGTACTATATAACCATAGAGGAAAAGAAATATAGATAGCAAGGACTGTCGGAAAGAAGGAATTATGAGAGTTAATAGTTACAACAAGTTTTTCACAGAAGTAGCAAAGATTATGAATACAGAGGTAAAATCTGTAAAGCCAATTGACGGGCGATACAAGGTTGAATTAGCAAATCACGTATGCTTAAATGTGTACAGAGGTGTTAGTGGTAGTTTGTTTATACATGACCATAGAGGAGTAGCGCATATTACAAGTTGTTATGACTTTGATGATTTTAAAACGATGAAAGACTTATATGAAAGACTTATAACAGACTATAGTGAATCTACCAATGCGGAAACCAATAAAACAGAAAACTGTGAATCGACAAACAATGATATTAAAGGGCATATCTATATTGATACCGATAGCGTGAAAGTTGCACCTTTACCAGAACAGCAAACAAGCGAAGAATCTATAAAAGATACTGTTATAGCAGATGATACAATAGCTTATCAGAATGCTAGAGTAAAAGAAACTAAACCAACAGTACTCAATGTTATGCAATGCATGATGTGCCCAGCTGATAGAGAAGGAAATCGTTGTGGCGGTAAACAATGGTGCAAGCGAACATGGAAACGATATGGTGCAATTGTCAATCCAGAATGGCATCATGTTAGCCTTGCCACACTTGCCAACATTGATTTTGATATGCTTGACGAAAAGCGCAAGCTTGTACGCGATATCAACCAGATATTAAAAGATGGTATCCGCAATTTATACAAATGTGAGAATCATATTTCGTTTGAAGTCTTAGAAAGATATGTAATTAGAAAATGCGACGAATTGATTCGACACAATCGTTTAAAAGCGTTCTGGTTTTCATATATTGCGCGACAGCTTGATGAGGTTAGAAGAAACAATATCTATTTATATACTCCATATATTACAGCACATAGAAATAGATGGTAATATCATAGCTGTCTTATCGGCTATACGGAGAGAAAGAAGGAAACTATGAATTTATACGGAATTGAAAACAGAAAAACAATTGGTAAAGCTATTAAGATAGCAGACAGCAAGACAACACTTAATGAAATGATTAGTCGTAATCTTAAATATGTAACATGTACAGATGTAAGAGGATATATGAACGTTAATCTGTCAACTATTCACACATATAATGGCAGATATGGAAAAGGTTTTGTGAGAACAACACCTTGCTATTATAGAGGTAAGCAATCTAAAAATTATATGACAATTCAATACTGGGTTGAAAAGTGAGGTGCTAACATGAAAATTTATATTCCATATTATGAAAACTGTTCATGGCATACTGCTACTTTAAATTCGTTAGAATGCAACTTGTATAAGCACAAGGGCGGCGGATATACAATTTTTGCTTATAATAACGCAGTCGCTTTTAATGGAGATAATGTGTACAGTAATGAACTAGGTGCACTTGCGTATCAGTGCAAAAACTATGGAAATGCCAATGTGTACAAGTTGGATGTTGAAACAATTAAATGGAAAAACAGATAGGAGAGCTAATAACATGGATAAAGGAGAATTGAAATGCGAAAATTGATTGAATTAAGAAGATTAGCGATTGAATTATATAATGGCGATTGGCGTTCAAATGACAGAGATCTATTGAGAGTAATCTTTAGATTGAGCGAATATGAGCTTGATATTATTTGTGAAGATTTGCTTAAATATGAAAGTGAGGGCTGATAACATGGATAATTTAACAGAGGTTAGAAAAGTAAATTTAATTCGTGAAACATTAAAGATAGAGCGAATTGTACCAAAAAAGCATAAAGATATTAAAAAGATGTACATGACAATAGCTGACTTAGCTTGTAACGCGGAAACATCAGCGGAGATAACAAATCTTATAACAGTAAAAGAAGCACTTGATTTTCTTGTAAAGGGGTTGTTAAAATGATTGACTATGGTATTTACATTGAAGCAACGTGTTGCGATTCAGCAGGATATATTAGAAAAGTAATTGATAAAATGCCGCTTATTGATAATGAATTGATAGAGTGTAGAAAGTATTATACAGTGATGCCATGGGAAATATTGCTATTGCCTAAACGTTAATAAAAAGAGGGGTTCAACCCCTCTTTTTTAATTCAGTGCAATATTAAATTCTACACCATACAACTGTATCTCATCAACACTTGTATAGCTAGCATACCCACTGCCGCTTATATCAACCAAACGGAGATAAATTGCACCACTATCTAACTGTGTAGCATCATACGGATTGATAGTAAGAACCGCCATGCATTGATGATAACCAGATTTGTCATGAATAATAGCATTGCAGTTGCATATACTTTGCTGATTTACAAAAGTCATGTTATGACTCATGACCTTGACAGCGGCACTTGTGAAATTCTTCGCTGGTTTAAATGCCAAATCGAGGAAACTCGCCACATGCCTAAAGCTGCAATGTGCGTTGGTATTAGTCAACACAACATTCATCTTATAATCATTCAGTGTGCAATCAGTACCATCAAGTGCAAATTCGCCACTTCGATTCCATGACGCATAGCCACCCATTGCCTTATAAATCATATCTGCAATTGAAGCTTGCCCGCTAGCATTAGGGTGAATATTATCAGATGCTACAACACCTACCCAACGTAAAGCACTATCTGCACCACTCAAAAACTTATATTTTCCCCAGAAAGTTTCATATAAAGTTTTAATTTCATCATATGCTTTTTGTTTTGCTACAGTTGTAAAACCGATAATAGGTGTTGCAATCCATCCGATGTAAAGTGTTGCGTTTGGTAACTGTGACATTAAATTAAGTACATCCTTGATACCTGCGTTAACAGTTGAAGAAGCAATAAATTGATCATTCCATCCACCTGCAACAACAACATATTTTACCTGTTTCTTTTGCTTATCTGTTAGACCTGCTATTGCTTGCGATAGCAGAGCAGAAAAGTGCGTATTCGCACCAAAACCGCTGCCACCCAAACTTTTATTAACATAAAAGTTAGCATCTGAAAAATACTTCTCATGCAAAATATCACACCATGGCTTCACCATGCCATCAGGTGTATACCCTTCCCCGTATGAGTCGCCAATTGTGATCAATCCATAGTCTGTTAACCATGTATCAATAATATCTGCCAATTCGCCGCTGTTTTTCAGACCGTCAAGGTATGCATCAATAGCGGCGATATAGTCCAAATTATCAATATAGTTTTGCACGTCCTGCTGCCACTTATTCCATTGCTTGTAATAATCGTCCCACTTTGTATTTAAATCTTTAGTCGTTTCAAGAATCCAATCAAGATTTAAATTATGAAAGTCGGTATACGGAAAATTAGAAAATGCCATTGTCTACCCCCTACTTGAATTGATCTGAAGGAATCATGTTATACTCTTTACCGTCATCACCCTTAACTAAAATTGGTTCAAACGCTTTATCAAAATAGTGGATATCTGGGATTTGCCCAAATTTCTCTATTACAACCCGAAAAGATGCTGCTTTGGTAGTATCAACAATTGCATATGCAAATTGGCAAGGCGATTTCGAGTTAACAGGCGGAAAAGTTCTTGTTCCCAAATTGCCTGAACTTAGACGATGTATAGGATAACAATTAGATGCTAATATAATGTTAATTTGTTCATAACTATAGCCATCAGGCAGTGTTATATAACCTGACTGATGTGGCTCATCAGCAGCAAAGGTAACTTCAATAACATTTCCAGCAATAATAAGATTCATAGTCTACCCCCTTTTTCCCAACCAAATCCATCAATCACACCAATAGAAATTGTTTCAAGTTCTTTTCCGCAGTGCATGAAGAAACCATGACCAATGTCAAGCCCTATATGTCTACCAGTACCGCCAAAAGTTGTATACAGTAAATCTCCATCTTTAGTCTTGTCAGGAGTCGTCACATTAGTGCAACCGTTTATATAGGCAGTCGAATACATAAATTTCCCTGTAACAAGATTGATAAAGCCGCTGCAATCAATCAATATCTTTCCCATACAGAACGCTTTAATCTGTGCTTTCTGTGTTGCGTTATACTTTTTAAAATAATTTGGCTCCGCGCTCCATAAAGCCTCAAAAACCTCAGGAGTACATTTTTGCCCCTTCGCCCCGTAAAGGTAAGCGTACTTATCACGGTTTTTGTAAAGCTCTCTAGCCTTAGCAATATATGAAACGTTCTTATCTGGAATATCATACATCATAGCTTTAATTCTCCTTATCTTTTACTATTGTCAACAGTTCTGTTATTACCTTCGTGTTGTTGTTCAATGCGTCAACCCACTTTGCACTCTCCTGGTCATGTTTCTCATACCAGGTTTTTCGCTCCTCTCGCTGTCTCACATCAAGGGCATTCACATACCACATTACAGCACCCAAACACACGCAAGGTACACCTACCATTTGAGCAATTTGTGCAATTGCATTCATAATTTCCATATCACCACACTCCTATCAAAAGTCTATTTGCATACAACTCACAAACTCTATCAAGATAGTTGTAAGCTGTAGTCAAGTCAATTTCCGCTTGCATCATTCGTTGCGAAGTAGTAACACCAATGTTTCCATGAATCCTTCCCTCATGAGTTCCGCTTGTTGTTGACTCATCCAAACCATTGATAACGCTTCCTTGTGAGGTATCAGCACCAAAAGTCTGTGAATCACTTCCGCTGTCAGTCGTGTTATCAGTGTTGGCAACTTCAGGAGTTGAAGAATTAAAAGCTGCAACTTTGTGAGTATTGTCAGAAACTTTTCCAAAAGTTGTTGTGATGCTGCCTTTATTAAACGTTTCTTCTGTATCAACTTTCCCCTTCTGAAAAGTGCCGTTTCCATTATCAGTCCAACTTTCTATTCTATCATAATTTTCGATCGGATTGTACTCAAGCTGTGTTACTTCCCACAAATGATCAATACTCCATTGTAACGACTTCGCCACACTTGTAACATGCCGTCTTAAATATTTGGGGTCTTGATATACGGGAGTCAGATCACCATATGATAGCAAAAAGTGTTCAATAAGTTGATCTCTTGAAACACCTTTAACATATATATCCGTAAAGATACTATTATCATAGTCATACAGAGTCGCTATTGGAATTATAGCTCTCATCACTTTCACCCCCTCTATTGTTAGGATATCGCAAACGGGCGCGAATGTCAAGGTTATAATGTGCGTTTACTTTTTCTAAACATTCATTGATAGTTTCCACCCACAACTCACATTTTGACATAATCGCATTTTTACTTTCCTCAACTTCATCTGTTATCATGCGCTCTTTCTTCTCAGGTGCTGTGTAAATACCAATTTCCATATCAAACGCGTGTTTGAGATTTTCAACGCTTTCCAACGATGCCTTAACTACGTTATAACATTTTTCGATATCGTTGTTAAAGAATTCGTATAGCGGTTTACCAGTTTCCTTATCATAAAGAGCTTGATTGATTACAACTGCTAGTTGTCCCGACATGATATCATCAAAAGCAACTTTAAACGTTTCCGCTGTGCTTTTGTTTTTGGCTGTAAAAATAAAGCCAAATTTTGCAAGTGCAGACGCAACATCATGATTAGATAACGTCATTGCAACACGCTGCGCATATGAATTTATCAAATCGCCAATGCCGCACCAATCAGGTGCTAACTTTACAATTTCGCAATCTTCGCCTATAACCAAATCTCCGTTAAAAGTTGCGTCAAAAGCGGGGTTAGCTACTACATAGTTAGTAGGCTGATACTGCACATCAAAGCCATAAGGCGAACCGTGTTGAGGTATGAGTCCAAACTTTGCGGTATTCATAACGCAAAAGTTACCTTTTAAAAACAAAAGAGGATAGATATAATTTTTTGACCAATTTTTAGGCATACCGTCAAAAAGTATAAGACTTTCTGCACGTTGCAAAAAGTAGCGAAAGTATGTTGCGTAGTCCCAAGTATTGTTAATGTGAATCATGTTTGGATTTTGCCGCGACTCATATTCGTTAATAATGGGGCTTGAGACACCTTCCCCATCATAATATCCACTATATACAAAAGGTTTCATTCTATAAACATACCCCCATTCAAAAAATCATTGATAGCTGCTTTTCCGTTTTCAGTCGCCGAGCAACTAACATCTGCACTTTCGCACTGTAAAAAACCTGATAAATTAGCTAAACTTATCTTTTTACAAACAGGATAGCCAAAATGCTCATAATCACGATTAGGCTGATTTGCAAAAATAGCACGTAAAGCAATAACGTTACTTCCAACCATTGTACCACCACTACCACCGCTTGTTTCAACAGTTGGGGCAATGCTAGAAATTCCCGACTCAATAGCAGAAACACCACCTAAAATATTATGCGTTGCAAAAGAAAACGCTGCATTGATTGCACTTGATACAGTTCCTATTACATTTGTAGAGCGTGCCGAATAACTAACAGGAGCACCACAGTTTCCAGTTGCGGTGAAAAGTAATATTGAACCAGCTGTAACTGTAACAAAAATAGCGCCGTTTATATCAACAGAATATTTTATTGTTAGAGCGTCAATATTTGCTAGTTCTTTAGAGGATAATCGCATAGTTCCTATAAACGGCAATGTTAGAATGTATTGTGTAAAAGGTTCATACAACATGTACTTGTGAGTTTCGCTTTCGCTGTGATGTGGCACAGCTAAAGACACGCTATGTGTAAACACTTCACCTGTTCCAACGTCTCTGCCGCTGTAATTAGTTGCAACATATCCTAGTACAATCTGTGTTGGTGTTCCGTCTGAAACGTCAAATGGTATCCATATTGCACTTTGTAAGTAATCTTGCGGTCTGACAATTTCTTTTTGCACGTCTGAAGGTGTTTCCAATATTGTGTTTAATCCATTTAAATACTCCGGCGAATATAAATATTTTGTGATAGCTTTAAACGTTGCCGGATGCAACGATAAAAAAGAATTTTCGCCATTACCTATAATGCAACACAAAATAGAGCCGACTGTTGACGTTGGTAAAGTTGCAGTTGATTGTGATATAGTAGGCTGTGCAGTAGTTGGAAACATTGTATCAATCAAATATCTATTAAAATTCGTAACATTTGATGAGCGTGTCACATACATAGAATTGTTTAAAATCTCACTTTTGTAACTTGCCAAATAATCACATGTGCATGATATTTCATATGTAGATTCTACATATGTAATATCATTGATAAAATAATATCTTCCAAACGTTTCACAGTACGCAACATTCCAATCAAAAGGTGCAACACCTTGCAAAATAAAAGTTGGATTTTCTACACTTGTTCCACTTTTAAGCACACACGTGACAGTTTCTGACAGAGTTGGAATTTTTGTGCTATTTATTCTTTTGTCTGATTTTCCAAATTTAACTTCAAATGCCATGTGTACCACCTTTCAAGAAAAGGGGCATACAGCCCCTTTGTTTAATCAAGTAAAATCAAAATTGCGTTTTCTGTGAAATCAACTGGAGTCTTGAAAGTGTAATGATTCCAACCGTTTCTAAAGCCAAAACGTGCGTTTAATGGTTCCACCGCGCTCCATTGATCAACAGGCACAATTCCAAGTGTGTCAATATCCATCATTATTCCCAGTACGTTTTCAACTGTCTTGTTGGCAAGTGTAAACTTACTAGTACCGTCTGCCTTTACACCTTCCGCACTGCCTTTAATCGTCATTGGATTTTCGGGATCCGTCCAGAATGTGACTTTTTCATAATCGCCCAGTTCCGCTTTCTCTGGGTGGAAAAACTCACTGCCGTTTGCCTCAAAATAATTCCCAAACTTTGAAACCAGATAAAATCTTAAGTCAGCTGCATCCGTGTGACGGTTTACAACTTTTCCCGTAAAATCTCCGTGAAAACGTGTGCCTCGAACTGCAAGGTTTTCTTTCAACGTTTTCATTTCCGCGCTAAGCCAAATCATAAAAGGGCGGAAGTCAGCCGGATTCATGACTGTCTTTGCAGTCATGCCAAGACCCGTCTCCGCGTTATACTTTGCTAACGCATGGAAAACTTGTGTTTTCTTGCATATGTTTCCTGTTGTCGGGGTGTCACTTCCAGCATCTGCCAAAATAATAGCCAAATTAGCAAGTTGCGCACGTGCGATATTCTCAAGGTCAATCTCATAAATGTTTGAAAATTCAGTCATTAACATTGAGAAGTATGACGCAACTCCTGCCTCTGAATCAAACGCTGCATTGAGCTGATTCTTATAAATAGTATACTTCCGTGCAAAAGTCTGGCCACCACTTGCGATTGTAAGAAGTACATCATACTTTACTGGCTTTGTTCCTGCTTTCCAGTCTTGACTTGCTTCTGGTTTAGCAAGCTCAACATTTATATTCCATTCATCATTATCAATGTTGGAATCGTTAACGATAGGCGTAAATTTACGAATATAGTTTCCATATCGTTCATTATCCCAAACCATACCAGAAAGCTTTCTGGAATATGGTCGAATTGAGAAGATCGTTTTTGCAAGAACTGTAGGAATAATCTGATAGAGGTTGTCATCCTCGCGATCAAGCCCCATTTTAAAAGTATTCTGCATTTGTCCAAAACTTAAATTTTGTCCAGTTTTCCTACCTGTGTATTCCTCGTACATGGTATTGAGAATTGCAGAAATTTGCGTATAAGTTAAACTAGCCATAGTCTACCCCCTTTAGAAAAATTTACTAATATCTGTCTTTTCGTTTGAGCCGCCAAAATTAGTTTTGCCGTTTGCAAGCTGTTGCGCTTTTACAAGTGCTGCTGCAAACTTATCGTAATCAAAACTTTCTGACTTCTGATCTGACTTCTGATCTTTCTTCTGATCTGTCTTCTGATCTGACTTCTGATCTGTCTTCTGATCTGACTTCTGATCTGTCTTCTGATCTGACTTCTGATCTGTAATATCAAGCTTGTCAATTTCTTCCTTACTGTAGCCTGCATTTACAAGCTTTAAAATTTCATCAATTTTCATACTTTAACCTTCTTTCTTTATTTTTGACAGCTGCAAACAGAATCGAACTGTTATCTTGTGATTCAAGGTCACACGCACTAACCATTTGCACTATACAGCAATAAATAGGCGGTCTGTCTGTCGTCCCCGACTCGCACACACTGGCTAGTGTTTGGATAGTGCAACCGCCTATTTATTATATATCATTTATATAATTGTTTGTCAATTACAACTTTACAAAATATCATACCATGATACGCAATCAAAAGATGCTAAAAAATCACACTGTGTTTCATAGTCTGAAAATGTTATGTCACCACTTATAAACATTGGTTTCAAATACTTTTTACTACTAGTTTGCCACCTCTCTAGCGAAGATGGTGAAGCATCAAAAACATCATCACAATGTGACCGCATAGGTTTAGTCACGTAAAATTTAAAATCTGACTTATGCAACCAAACTGAAAACAGCGGTGTTTTCATGTCATGCGTATACTCTTTTAAGTTTTGGTGACGTATTCTATCATCTTCCAAATCCATGAACTCATTATCAAGCTCCATTTTAGCTCTGCCTTTAGGCAAATTTCTATAGAAAGCGTTTTGTCTCTTTTTCTCTGATACAGGAGAGTTAAACGGAAGTATAAGTGTTGTTTCGCACCTGTCTACTTGCGTAATCTCTGTTCTTTCTTTTACTGCTTTGTAACAGTCTGGAATAAGCCGATATCCTATTAAAATATTAGACATAATCGCGTTTGAATTTCCAAAAAACCACGTTCGTATTTTTTCCGTTTCCGAGTCAGGGCGGTTTCTGAAAAGAACTTCCATAATATTTTTGTATGCTTGAAATTCATTTTTAATTGGTCTGTCACCTTTTTGCGGTATGAACTCATCAAAAATTACATCATAAAACCTTGTAAAGTCTATACCAGTTTTGTTTTGAAAAGTAGACAGCGAAACACCTACTATAAAAGGTTTATCGTTTTGCAAGTCCTCATCTGTCAAATATGCCTTGCCGTATCCTTTTTTATCATTGTATTTCAATCTGATATCTTTTCCAAACCAATCTGGTTTTACAAAGTCGCCAATGGTAGAAAAACTATTTTCAAGTGCAACGTTTGTTCTACGCACATACAAAATTGGTGACTTACTTTCATTCCATATATCACATATTAAGTGAGACTTTCCAATACCTCTGCCACCTATTATATCAATGTAACGTTGTCCAACATCACAAATATATTTGTAATTCAAATAGCCGTTTTCTTTATATAAGTTCATATTATCACCCCTATAATTTAAAAGGGTGAGCTTGTGAGACTCACCCTTGAACAACTTGTATTTCTTCCCTCTGCCACCCAACCATTATTTAAATAAGCTCAAAATTCATGTAAGTACGACCTGCTTTGCTTGTTGAACGTGTCAGCTTGAAAGATAAGTTGTACGATTCCATAAAATCAAACGCACTCTCCGCCGTCTTAATCACAGTCGGGCTTGATGTAGCAAGTGTTACTACTTCGCCTGTTTCTGTGTTTGCATGATAAAAAACTGCTACTTCCTTTCCGTCATCGGTTGTATATCTTACATAATCTGCAACGTTAATAACAGAATCATCAGGCAGATTCTTCATAAGCAGATGATTGTCATTTGCAAGCTTAAAAAGTTCTTTCTTCTCCAAATCTCTTGACTGTCTTTCAATTTTCATTTTCGTTATCCTCTTTTCTTTTATTAGGGTATCTTTCCCTTACAAGTATATAATAACTTATTTACAAAAGTTTTGCAAATAAAACGTTATTTATTCGGCTATTTCATCAATAATCATATAATTTTTAATTTGGTCATCTGATAAACCTATTTCATAATCTCGTGCTATCATACAACTATAGCCTGTATACTCGGTTATTGCTTCTTTACCTTGATAGTCAACAACTTTTGTTTTTGTGATGGTATCATTATCATTATACCAAATTTGAAAACCACCACTATTTCTTATTTTAAAGCCCTCTCTAAAGTTATCAAGATTTTTAATTACTTCAACCCCCCTTGCCTTTTTAACTCCAGATATGGTACATCCGAAATAAGTTTTATCTTTTGTCTCTTTATACGCATTAAAACAATACTTCTTCGCCCCTAAAGTTTTAAAATCTTTGTATTCGGGTTCATACTTATTTTCAGACTTTATATCGCTTTCACAGTCAAAATAGCCAATATAATATTTTTTACCGTCAATGTCAACAAAAGTATTAGTTTTTTCGCATAGCTCATATATCCAATTATTTAATTCTGTTAACTTGTCAAAATTAAAGTTAGTTGCTTTACAACTATCTGTGTCACAATAAATATATGAGCTTTCCGCACATGCTAAAATCCTCCGCAAGTGTTTTCTTGCGTGTGCTGTTGTGTATACCCCCCACACATACGGCAATACGCTTTTCTCGCTTTGCTCTGTTATTGATTTTTCATCAGGAATTTTAAAGCCGCTTGCATCAACTTTCTCTCTATATGCAATGTCATTTTCATACATTGCATAAGAAAATTCTTGCCATTCGTTTTCTAAATACAACATAATAGGGTGAATTGGATCTGTTGCTGCCATGCCATAAATGCCATTAAGCTTATTTTTTGCTTTCATCAAGTCGTACTCCGCTTCTTCTCTTTCTTTGCTATTTGGGGCGGTATGCTTTACAGCAATTTTAAGTTTTGTCTTTGCTCTGAAGTACTCCATTATTACGCTACGAACGTCATCTGGTATGTACCCATAACGGGCTGTATATAGTGTATCTTCTATAATTTCAATGGTGTCAAAATCATAGCATTCTTCAATTATGGAGAAATCTATATCTGTTACAGTCGTTTCAAGCCCAGCTGCTTTCCATACTCTACCATTATCAGGGTCAACCCATTGCAAGTTACGGCATTTACTTATTGATAGATACGGATTGTATTGATCTTCTTTAAGTCTTACGTTTGTAAGCTTTATTTGCGCAATCCATGCAAGATTTTTACTTTTTATATATTTTAAACATTTTGATGTTACGGGCATTTTTTCAAATGCTGTTACTGGAAATTGCATCAAAAGTAACATAGCCGGATACATGCTTGAAGCATCAAAACTATAAACGTCATGATATATTTTCGCGCACTTGATCATATTCGCGTGAGTATCGCCACCGCGAAAAGCCTCTTTCAAAAGTTTATATGTTTTGTCGTTTAAAGCAAGCTTTTTCTTTAGCAGTCGGGTGGTAGTACCTTTTCTTATAGCTCTTTTCATATCGCGCCGCACATAAGAGGTGCTTGTCAGCGGCACAGTTGCAATAGTATCTTTATCTTTTGTAAGCATGTAACTTAGTGCTTCCCATAACCCTAGAGTATCATTGATGATATATCCCCACTCTGTAGGATTGATATAGCTCTCATTATGCCTTATAAGCGAATAGTCCAGATCACCTTTTGCTTTTATGTGTTGGCATCCTGCCATTTTCTTTGTAAAGTTATCGAGCGACATATTTGTGAGCTTGTAACTACACCTCAATTCAATACCGCGTTTCTTTAATCGCCACACAAGCGGTTTACGTTTACCAGTTGCAAACACTTCGCTATAGTCGTTTAAATATCCAATCATAAAAGAAAATTCAAAAGGCAGATTGTGAACGTAAATAACAAAATAACGTGACTCGCTCGTTTTGTAGTAGGCTTGAATTTTATCTAATAAAGAGATAAAATCTTTCCAGTATCTACCCTGCACTTCTTCCCCATCAATACAAGCAGACCAAACATACATAAATGCGTCAATTGGTTTTGTCACTTCTTCGCCTTGATCATCTTTCTCAATTCGAGTCCGTGAAGTTGTTTCAATGTCAAAAGTCCCAAATTGATCAATATAATAAGGGCTGCCTTTCTTTTTGCCTAAAGGTTTATGCAATGAAAAGCCGTGTGACGGCACATAGTCCGTCACTGACTTCACTTCTATATTATCATATTGATTTGACCTATTTAAGCATTGAACTATCATAATTTTATAACTCCTGTTTTATAGACTTTGGTTTTGGCTTCGCTCGATTGCTCTTATATAGTTTGTTTGCCGCTTTAAATTCTCGTGCTTTATCTTTCCATGATAGCGAACTATTTTGTATAATCGCAACTCTAAACTCCGCTTGATCTTTTAAATTTGGGTATAATTCTTCAGATGCCTTAAAAAGTTCTTGCAAGCCCTCTCTATTGTTTGTATTTATTGCCTCTGTTAACAGTGTAACAATTTGATCGCTTGAAAGCTTTGCATATTTTTTATCTGCTAGATAATGCAAGGTATTGAAAAGCTTATCTCTAACATTTTTGGAAAGATTAGAAATATCAACCCCGTAACGTTCTTTAAACGTTGCTACTCTTTTATTTTCTACTTCAATACTTCCTCTTGCTGTTGAAGCTTTTGCTTCGAGATAATGCAAAAGTTTATTTTCGAGCGCTCTTAATTCACGGATTGAAAAATCTTTATAAACTGCCTTGCCTGTTGATACGTAAGAAGCGTTATAAGTAACGTGCTTGTTAAAGTAGTCAACAGCATCATGATATCTGAAAAGTGCCGTTCTATCTTCTGATATTCTGCCTTTTGATATTGCAGTTGTTAGTGTTTTAGCACGCTTGTTTGCAACGTTGGCAAGTTTGCCAACACGAGCGATATATTCTGACTTGCTTGAAGTGGACTCGATAGAATCATAGTGCCAACGTGTGAAATATTTTGCTTGACTTTCTGTTTGTTTCATAACTCGATACCTCTCTTTTCTAATCTCTCTTTAATCACATCATATTTGTAGTTATGTGGTGTAATTTCTCTAAAAATCTTTGCTATTGCATCCACACTATAAGCATTCTGTCTAAGGACTAAAACAATATAGTCAACTGCTTCAAGTCCTTCTTTATATGAGCACTTCATGCCATCCGATGGTGCTTTATACCATGTTGTCGTTTCGATATCAGCCACCGCTTGTAAAAGCATTGCGTGTTCCAACATTTCATAAGGTGTTAGCTTACTATTTATAATGCCGTCTTTAGGTCTTTTCATTTCTTATATCTCCTTGAGTTTTTCTTTTATTGTATCATGGAGTTGTTAACAAATAAAGTATAAATTATGAACAGAGTGTTAATAAATTATTGTTATATGTGGTGTAGAACAAATGTATCAATAGCGAGTGGACACACGAGCCATTCGAGCGAG